CATTCCGGGTCGTTTTCGCACCCATCATTGAAGCAATTCTCCGGCGTGGTAGAGGAGATGGCGAAGTATATCCCGGATGTGTATACGGGTAAAGTTACCGGAGTTATCAGAACGGAGTTTGTATATATGTTTCGTCACTCGTCTCGTTATTGTGCAAACGTGGAGAGAGAACATCATTCTTCGAATACGTACTTTCTCGTTACGAAATCCGGGATGAGACAATGTTGTTATTCGAGAAAGGAAGAAGATATCGGACGAAAGTATTGCTTGTGCTCGCAGTTCAGAGGAGATCTCATAAAATTACCGAAGAAGATGATGGACGAATTATTTCCCGAGGAACTAGAGGAAAAGAAGAATCTACCCCCTCCTCCTACGCCGAGCAGCAGTATGCGAAACTTTTTGGATATTGACCGTATAGTGGAAAGAGCGAACAAAAAAACGTCTGTGAAAAGAAATGTTCAACCCAAGAAACAAGCTGTGTATCACCCTGGGAAAGTAGTGATGGATATGTTTAAATAGAAATATCGCGTTAAGAACTTAATAAAATTTTCTCTGTAAAAAGCAGCACCAATGACCACTCCCGTCACTTCCACAGTCGATCTCCCTATGGGTCTCACTCTGGAGCCTGACTACTTGACAGTACCGGGGCAGAACTTCGCTCTGGTCAGTTTTGTGGGGCCCGAGTTTTGCCGTCAGAAATCGGGCAAGTTCGCCATGAAAGTCCGCGGCGTCTTCGCGACTGAAGATGAGGCAAAGGCGTATGTCAGACGTCTTCAGAGGGCCGGAGACAATGCAGTTGATATCTTCCTGGTTGCGATGTACAACTGGGTCCCTTGCCCTCCAGACCCCATGGCCGTCGAGACCCAGGAATACCAGGAGACATTCTTGAACGACCTGATGCAAGGATACGCGGAGTCTCAGCGTAACGCCAAGGAGATGTTCGCAGACAGAAAGAACAAGGTCATGAAGGATGGTCTGGACGCGCATCTGCTGCCCGAGGAACGCATTCCTCCTCCCACGAAGCCTCTGGATCCTCCTGAACTTCTGCCGAAGTTCGAGAAAACGATTATCGAAGAGGTCGAGGAGGAAACCGTCGAAGCCGAGAAGATTGACGAGAGCACGTCTCAGGTGGTTGATGCCGTGTTCGAATCCGACGATGTGTGGGCCAAACGTCGCACTCAGTGATGAAATAACTTAATAAAAATATGAGTTTATGATAAGCAGTGATATGCATTCTGTAAAACATCCGAACGAATATCTCATAACATCTCTGGAAGTGTTTTTCGCGGAAGGAGACTTGATTGATACGATGTTAAAAATTGTTCGAAACGAAACGATGAGTCTTAGGACTCTGGATTGGTTTGTAACGAATTACTCGAAAAAAAACAATACGATGTTCACGACGAAAGATGGGAAATTATTCAACGTGTTCCTGGAGTACAAGGCACAGCTCAAAAGTTATTCGAAGCGCATGTTTGACCCATTCAATCGCGGAGAGAGAATAATGTTCAAGGACAAGAAGGGAATCGAATTTTCCACGACCGTCGGGCAACTGAATTTTTTCAGATGGGTGTTGAAACACGATATTGTTTCCCATTGCATGCAGTGTATTGATGACGTGGAAAGTGATATGCTCGCGTCAACGAGAATGAGGAAAGCCTCGTCGTCTCCCAACGATAAACGCCGTGAATTGTCGAAGGCTGCTATCAAAAAATGCATGAACATATCGACGAAGGTCACCATTCGGTTTGACTAGTGTATCGACAAACTCGTAGTTAAAATATGATTACTTATTATACAACATCAATAATACCATGAACACAGAACCCATTCTCGCGGACATTGGAAGCAGAAAGTATTCGGCATTTCCAATTCAGTATAAGGATCTGTGGGACATGTACAAGAAAGCGGTCGCCACGTTCTGGACGGTGGAAGAAGTTCATCTCAACCAGGATGTCGTCGATTGGCGCGAGAAACTGAACGACGACGAACGTCATTTTGTCAAGCATATCCTGGGGTTTTTTGCAGGGTCCGACGGCATCGTGATGGAAAATCTTCAGATGAACTTTGGAGTCGAAGTGACGATTCCGGAAGCTCGTCAATTTTACGCGTATCAAGCATTTTCCGAGTCCGTCCATTCCGAGATGTATTCGCTGCTTATTGATGCTCTCGTGGAGAGCGAAAAAGAACGAACTGACCTTTTCGAAGCTATTGAGACCATTCCAGCCGTGGGGAAGAAGGCCGCGTGGGCTCAGAAGTGGTTGAGCCCCGACAAAACTTTTGCCGAACGACTCGTGGCATGGGTGTGCGTCGAAGGCATTTTGTTCTCGGGAAGCTTTTGTGCCATTTTCTGGCTTCGTAATAGAGGTCTGATGCCTGGGCTGGGTCTTTCCAATGAATTCATCAGTAGAGACGAAGGGTTGCATCAAATGTTTGGCGAGATGCTCTACTCTAAACTGAACGATAAACTCTCCTACGAAAAAGTCAAGAATATCATCACCGAAGCGGTGGAAAACGAAAAAGACTTTATCTGCGATGCGATTCCGTGTAGAATGATTGGCATGAACACCGAACTCATGGGGCAATACGTGGAATTCGTGGCTGACAGAATCTTTACATCTCTCGGATACGAAAAGCATTATAAGGCGAATAACCCGTTCGAATTTATGGAACTCATTTCTCTGGAGGGGAAGACGAACTTTTTCGAAAAACGCGTCAGCGAGTATCAGAGGATCGGAGTGGTGAAACCGGAAGACAATGTGTTTGCACTTGATGGTGATTTTTGATGCCGTAATATTCTTGTAACTAAATCAATAATTCTGAAAGGAGAGAACATGGAAGGTTGTGTATATTTTCGAAGAAAGTGTCCGTCATTACATATTTTCAATGTTTTTTATTTCGTTTTTTCTACCACGTTCGTGGACGAAAAAAGAAAGAGTAGTTAGAACTTACGTCTAGTAATATCCTCCGCCGAAACCTGCACCCATTCCGCCGAAGCCTCCCATGCCCCCAGGGCCCACGAGAGTGAGCAACACCGCGAGGGCGACCACGCCCAGGTACACTTTCTGATATTCAGCCCACGCACCTACCATCCAGGGATTCTGGCCTGCGGCCGCCTTGGGCCACTGACCCTTGGGACGTTCGTTCATCTTTCCTAGCTGGAAAGCTGCGAAATATGCGAATATGAGCACAAATGTCTTGATCGTAGCAAACATTCCTGCCATTGTTTTTTATATATTACACAATATATTTTTATTCTTCTTCACGACTTCTTCTCTCGACTTCTTCTGCGATATTTGCGACGAGTTCTTCCAGATTGATGGAAGTCGGCCGTATGTCGCGTTTCGGGAGTTCGGCTCTGCACAATGCACATTTCTTATTGCCTTTTTTGTACCAATTCACGTCGCATAGCAAGTGAACCTTGTGATTGCAACATTTCATGGTGTGCGAGTGCAGTTCTTTGCATTGCTCTAGACAGATCGGGCACTCGAAGGCCTGAAGTTTCTCGGGAGTCGCGATCAAATCACAAAACACACACATGTCCTTTCCGTCGGTAATGAAACGTTTGCCGCAACTACAGATGATAGTCTGTTGAAGATCGTTCAGAAATTTCATGAACTCTTCAAGATCCTCGGCATCGGGGTCGCGCTTGTCGAATTCGAATGTATTGATGATGAATTCTTGTTCTTCCGGTGAATCGAACCCTACTGCATTCACGTAATTATTCACGCACTCCATGAGAATGTCATCGTCGGGTTCCACGATTATAGCCACTTCGATGGCCATGAAATGACCTGCACTACCCTCTGGGTCGTTTCTCACGAGAATCTTGAATGAATCGTCTATATTTTTGAATGCGACGCCAGAGTTGGCTTCGTAAATCCGCTCCATGGCGCTCCAGAGACGCTCGGTGTGGGAGATCATCGGAGACATTCCTTGAAGTTCTTGACTTAACAATCCTTATATTTAATTTTTGTCGATACAACGCTATTAATTTAATATTTTCCATTAAACTCTAGTACATTTAATGCAAGATCTGATCGAAAAATGGGAGCGCATCCTCCATATATTCGATATATCGGAAAATTCTATAGAGGAAAAACACGAAGAGGTGATCGTAGAAAGACTCTGTTGGCATTGTTGCCATTCTATTCCGTACAAGGTGCTTCACTTCCCGTTTGGATATGACGATAGGACGAGAAAGTTCAGAGTGGGTGGTCAATTCTGTTCGTGGGAATGTATCAAAGGATACGCGCGAGATACCATGTCTCAAGTGGTGAGCGGAGTTCATCAATTGAACATTCGTCATTATAGAAAACAAATGACGGGATTGATGGATCACATCGTGCCCGCTCCTCCGAAAATGACTCTGAAAAGTTTTGGGGGTCATCTCGGTATAGACGATTTTAGAAAACCAATTCGTCATGTGGACTACGTGGTGAATTACGCAAAGCTTTCGAAAATCATTCCGTATCAAACGCTCGAATACAAGTTCGAAGAGAAACACTCCAAGGTCGTTGACAAGCCTTTACATATTCAGCAGAACGACGTGAAGAACGATTCTCTGAAACTTCGGAGACCTAAGCCGCTCACGAAAGGAAAAAGCACATTGGAACGCGCGTTGGGTCTCAATCAATTTCAAAATTTCATCAAGACGAGTTGATTTCGTATCAAACAAAATAATACTAATTTAACAAATTCGTATTCGAATACTATTATGAAGATAATTATTCGTGGACATATAAGAAATTCATTTACGACCAATGAGTTGTATGATTTACTGAAGTATTTATCCGGCCAATACGATATTCGAATTTATATTCACACGTGGAACAAAAAACAAAACGATGTATCGTGGAGAGAAATTGAAAATGATTTAACTGAAATAACTAATGACACCATTAAAAAGTATTTCAGAGATCTTTTCAAATTTGTCCGCGAAATAATTATCGAAGATGATGCCGACATTGAACTATATGGAAATATAAATGGCAAGTTGGCGTGCAGTAAAACCAGTATCATCGGATGGAAGAGATATATTTACGGACAATATAGAGTGATCAAGCACGTGTATGATATCAGTGATGATAAGGATGAGTTTCTGTTGAATATGCGTTTTGACTTGTTTACCAACTCGTATGTATTTCCATATGATGAAATAACAAAATTCGTTGATGTCAATCATGGCATTACTCACACCAATAACGTATTTTTGAGAGAAGATAAGTATTGCGGAGTTGACAATATTATCATCGGTTCGGTTTCTACGAACTATAAACTAGTGACTGCTATTCATTTTGGTCTTGATTATATACTGAGCAATAACAAATCGCTTCAAAATCCGGAATTTATAGTTCCAATCGCAAACGAAATGTTCGTAGCTTCTTGCTAGTCTCAATAAACGATATCGTTGCTGGCGCGATAACTTCTCGCGGCAAAAGCGCTCGAGGTTTGTCCCGGTGAAATGTTTATCTGAATCCTCGATTTGGCATCGGTGATATATTCCATCATGCGACGATCTGCGGTATCGTGCACTCTCGTGATGGCTTTTTCCATGTTGAGATCGTTGGGAAGACGAAGTTGAATCTCCGAAATGTTGTACAATACGTCGTCGCGGATAGAAAAAAGTTTGTTGAGGGTGCACGCCGTGGCATTCTTGAAATCGAACGTCTTCTGGTACATATCGTTGAATTTGGCGAGGTGTATTTTTACTCGCCGAGCATATGTGGGATATTGTTTTTCGAACGCACTCAATCCAGGAACGACGATTCCTCTCATCTTCATCGTCTTGGCTACGGACTTGAGATATCTGCGTTGCGTGTATAACAGCACGAGAAGAACCGCTAATATGAACAGCCACATTTACATAATGCAATCATAAAAATTACGTCGTTTGACCCAGGATACGACGGTTGTATAAAGTCGAGCGATTTTATCGTTTCGGTAAAATGACCAGAATCAATCTTGTGGACCCTCGAGAACTTGCGAATGCTCATGTTTTCGCTGAGTGGCGAGAGATAAAAATGATTCCGAAGGCACTCGCTCGGAGCCTTCGAACTCAGTCTCCCGACGTTGTTCTCAAGAAGATTCCGACGAACTTCACGCTCAACAAAGGTTAGTTGATACTTTTCCATACGCGTTTATATGCTGTTTTTGATTTTTTAGTCTTGCTTTTCTTAGATTATAAAACACATAAATTAATAATATGTGAAAAAATCTTCCATGTTTGCAGGACACGTCACATTTTTTTACGACAAAGGAGCGTATCTGAGACGTCGATACGAACTTCTCACGGCAGAACTAGAACGTCGAGGATACAAATACAATAAAGAAGCGAAATTCGATCCAGATGGCATCATGGACCTTGATATTTGGAATGGAGACTACGAACCGACCCCCGAGGCATATTGTGTCATCCGCGAACGCATAGCAGAAAAAATAGCTCTCAAACCAGAATGGTATAAATTTTCCTAAAAAATTAATTTGTAATTTCAAAGATGACAATTTTGACTGCCAGCGAGGCGCAACAAATTCGCTTAGCCAAACGTAGCGTATCTCACGATACGTACAAGATTCTTTTCAACACGGCGATACAGCGTATAAAGATACGAGCCGAAATGAACGAAACGACCATGCTTTTCAAAATTCCTCATTACATACTCGGTCGTCCGACCATCAATGTAAAACACGCCGCTAGATACATCTCGGAAAAACTTCGAATTTACGGATACAAAGCACAGTATCAGGAGAAAGAAGGGACGTATTTCGTAGAGGCGGACTGGGGTATCACGCCCGTGAGAGTGGACAAAAAACCAAAGGACGTTCGTCGTCCTACGAAAACGACGAACGATATCAGAGTAGACCCAAACGAAGCCGTTCGCCGCCTCGAATTGATAAAATCCGCCCTCAAAAACTCTATGAAAAAATAAAACATATCGTAGTGATATACAATGATTTCCAGGGGAATTCTCGCATTGATCATTGTCGTCGTTGCGATAATCATCCTTATCGCATCCGGTTTCGTGAAAAATCTCGTCCTCGGAGTCGCCGGCTTCGCACTGTTCGCCGTCGTGGCATTGTACATGGCGTACATAGCATTCTATCGCAAACTTCCTTTTATGTAATGTTTGTCGTTTGACCCGGTATTTAGTATCAACAAACTAAACATATAAGATTGTTGAATCTATTGTTTTAGATAATGACCTGGAAACATATTCCGGGATGTGATACGAAATTGATGAGATACGAAGCATCGTCTGACGGAGACATAAGGAGTGTGTGGAAATCTACTGGTCAAACGCGAATATTAAGCAAACACGTCAGAGGAGGATATTATGGTATCCGAGTTGGAAATAAGATATCATTGGTTCACAATCTCGTGGCACTCACACATATCAAGAAACCTCCGGAAGCCGACGACACGTGGTCGGTTGACCATGTGAAGAGCACGGACAAACTGAATAATCACGTGAATAACTTGAGATGGGCAAACAATAGTCAGCAGAATCAAAATCGTGATAAATGGTCACGAATTATGATAGATTCTTGCCCCGTCATCGGTATTAATAAGGTTACTGGATCCATCGTTAAATTTGAATCTATGGGGTCTGCCGATGCTTTACCCGGAGTGTACAGAAAGAATATCACCAGTTGTCTCCTTGGGAAACTGAAGTCCTGTGGAGGATACGTGTGGACGACTCCAGATGTTCTACCGGATCTCCCTGGAGAAACGTGGAAGTTGTGGACTAAAACACCGCAATATGATGTGTATATCAGCGATAAAGGACG